TGTTGCATTGAATTAAATGCGTTACCTGGCTTAATACCTACAAGGCTATAAGTTTGATTATTTTTTACCGAATTATTTAGTGTTTCAATAATCATTGCCAATTCAGGCGATGTTCGCCCAGATCGTGCGATATCAGGTAATCTATCTACTTTGTTAATTTTAAGTGTCATTTTATTTTCTCCTATTTGTTTATTTTGGTTTTTATGTTTCAAATATCTAAGCAAGGCCCATCTATTTGAGTAATGTCAGGCTACTGCCAAGAGTAGGCACTCACAACCTCTATATAAAAAAATAATTACTTTTATTGATTAACTGTCTGAGCAGCAAGTAAATCGCCAACATATTTTCTTAGTTTTTCATTCTCCGCTTTAACAACGGATATTTCAAGAGTCATTACAGACAATTGTTTAACTAATTGATTTACTAAATCCTCGTGCGTTATTTTGACTTGTTCTATAGGGATTCCAGCCATTTTTCTGTATCTTCCTTTGTTTTATTATATCCTGGAACAAATTGTCCAAGATCACTATTATACACTTGCACAGTGCCATATTCAGGCATTTCCTCATCTAATTCATAATATTTGTCTGGAGATAAAATCTCAATACTTACTTCAGCATTTACAGCCATATTTTCAACACATACAAACACAGCTCCGGCTACAGCATCAGCTAAATCTTTAGACCCAGAATTAGGGTGATCAATTCTATTATTTGAAAACAATCTTAATTTTAATAATTCTTCTTCAACCAATAACTCATCCCAATAGCCGCGCAAACGACCATCATAAATAGCAGTCATTAATGTATCATAATCAGTTTTCTTTACGCTATGAAAATCAGCATTAATACCCAAAGACCTAAGGCTTTGGATCATTTCAATAGATTGCCATCTGTCAAAAGTAACTTTAGCTACATCAAATTTTCTACACAAATCAACAATCATTTGCCGGATTGAAGCAAAATTAATTTCTTCATTAATACTTGCTTCCCAAGCGTGAACTAAATCTACTTTAATAATTGGAAGACTTTCTACTCCATTTAATGTTTTAACTTCTCTAAACCCTAAACAATGCACAAGGCTAAGCGCAGCTCTGTCTCTTTTAAGAGCCAAGTCAACATGAATAAACCTTATTTGATTATCTGTCCCATTAAACCAGTTATGAAATTGCCCCTCTTCATCCATTGGGTTATCTTCAAGCATAAACGCTTTTCTAACTAAATCTGGATCTCTAAAATAAGCATCTTCCATATTTGGAGGATTACATTCAAATCTAGCGGCAGCTTCAACCGGGTTTCTAATATATTCAGATTCTAATTGCTCTCTTTTAATCGTAGGATTAACTTCCCAAGTAGCAGCTTTAATAAACCAAGTTTTTGGCTCTTTTTTTTCTTTTGCCCCATAATATCTTTGTTCAATAAAATCACCTTTATATCTAGGGAAAGACAAAAGAATAACTTTACCAACTTCTGGGAAACGAGACATAACAGATAATTTACTCATATTATAAATCGCAGAAGCAGAACCTTTTGATCTAGTTACACCTTTTAATTCCGCATCTGTTTTAAATGCTGCAATTTCATCCAAAACTACAGTTAATACTTCATAACCTTCCCAACCTTCACTTTCAGAATGACCAGAAAAACATCTCACCGGCCTAGAAAAGAAAAATACTTCTGATACTCTTGGTTCAAATCCAACTTCATTAAAAAAAGGAGAGTTCAATAATAAGTTTTTAAATGGTTCAAAAAATACTCTTTGCGCTTGCTGAGCGTTTACAGCAAGGTTTAGCAAATCTATATAGACACCATGAGCTTTACCAAAATAATTTAACGGATCTCTTAAGCAATGCAATAAATATATTGTATAAGCCATAGATATACGACTACAATGATCTTTACCACTACCTTTACCAAGCATACATATCACTTCATTATCAGTATAATCTTTATAATATTTTGAGCCGGCCTCTTGACCCATTAAAGCTATTAATGTTTTTTCTTTAAATATCTGAGTATTATGTTTAACAATTTCTTCTTGGATATCAGAAAGAGGCGGCAAACCTAAATATTTTTTTTCTTGCACAAATGTTTGAATTGGCACAGGAGTTGCGATAAGATCATCTGAACGCAATAACCTATCAAAATCATCAATCTCAAGATTTAAATTTAGATAATCTGTCATAGATTACCTAAATGATAGTTTAAAGCGCTTAGAATTGATTTGGAGAAGCCTGAGGCTATTCCTGAGTGCCTTGTTTGAACCTTTATGAGAGAATATGCTGGACTCATTTCATTACCAACCTTTATGTGAGACATAGCTGGACTCATTTCATTAACCTTCATTCATAATGTCAAAGGCGATTTGTAATTCTTTTCTGACTTCTTCCGCAATATTTGGATGCTTAGAAATAACATCTCTTAGAATTCTGGATAGAATTTGATTAACATTTTCTGCTTTTTGCATCCTGGCAATGAACTGTCCATCAGATTGCGTAGCTCCCATTAATTTATGTAGTTGAGCTTTCTTAGTTGCAATTTCGCCAGCCAATTTAATTGCTTGGATTCTCGCAGGGATCATGCCATGATCGGTTGCGATATTCACAGTCTCCCAAGCCTCTTTGCTTAATTGGTCAAATTCATTTAATGCTTTAATTGTATTAAATTGAATTTTTTCTAAAAAATAAGGGTCTTCATCGGCCTGCCGGTTTAAAATCTTTTTATATTCGTTTATCTGCTCTTTGACTTTATCCGGAGTGCTGCTCATCAAAGAGGCAATTTCGTGCATGTTGTAACCTTTTACATACAACAACCCAACCTCTTCAACATCTTTCAAAACATCTATTAATGTTTTTTCTGGATAACCATCGTCATATTTTTCTACATCGGTCATAATTTATAAATTACCTATGTATAGTTTATCACACAGTACGGTCTTCTTTTTGAATAAACTTAATAGTTGACCCAACAGCCGTTGCTTCTTTTTGTAGCACTTCATCACTATACCCATGAAGTTTAGTGTATTGGACTCTATAATTAAACCAGCCATCAACAGCCAGCCAGAAATGAGATGGAGTTGTTTTCTGCAATTCAACTAATTCATTATTTTCCAACAAAAAACTTAGAACTCCTAATGGCATATAAACAACCATATCGTAACTATTGTCTTTATCACTTGAGTATTCTTTGAGATAATCTTGGAATTGCTGGATCACTCTTTTAACGCCATCACCAGAAAAATAATCAATATTTCCCATTGAATTTCTAATTCTGGGGCAGAAATCATCAACATGGGTAATCGTACCAAAAGAACGACACACCATTGGCCTATAGCCATAAATGGTGCAACCACCTTTGTAGAAAGCACAATGTCTTTCTGTTTCTCCACCGTTTTGCCAAGTTTCATCGTGCATTGCTGATTTCAAATCTTCAACAATGCCATTCATCCAATTATCGGCAAACTCTTGTCCTTTATCCTCAAGCTTAAGATAATATTCTTGTCTTAACCTGAATGCGATGTTTGCACACTCACCCATATGAATTACTAAACCGACCCGGCAACACTCACCGGAGCCAAGGCATTTAAATTTTGTTTGATTTTGTTTTGCTTCAATGATTCTAATTTGATTATAAATCATATCTAGCTTACTAAAACTATTAATATCTTTTAAACTAACAGTCCTTCTCATGGGCCCTTCTTTCTAATTCTTTGAGAATTTCTTTTCCTAATTTCTCTGTTTCTTTTTTCAGCAGCAATCAGTGCTGGGGGTTTTGCTCTTGTTGAACCGCCGGATGACAGATTGCGACCTTTACCTCTAAACTTCAGAAGATCGTATTTTTTAACCCAGTTATAAACAGCCTGAGGAGTAACTTTTATATTAAAACTCTTCTCTAGGTGCTTACAGATGTCTGTAAGATTCATCCTTCTTTTAACATACATCTCGTATAAAAATGCTTTATCCTTATATGGCTCAGATGTCATGAATAATCCTTTTGAAGTTTTAACGAATACCAGATTCCGATACCCGCTGCATCTATAATATCATCATCTTCAAGCGAATCTGGATGATTTTTAAAATATGTTTTAACAATATCACGAACTCTTTTCTTCCTTTCTTTCTTTAATTTTGCTTGCAAAGAGCCCTTTTCGCCATTTTTTTCAATATTATTTTTATCAGTTGCACTTATATTCTTATATCCAATTTTATTTTTCCAAATCAGTGGATTTATATCCATCATCTCAACACCGAAACCACTCAGAACACCCCACGAATAACCAATAATATAAGAAATAATTCTGCTGGATTCAAAATTTTGTACATATATTGACTGCTCAATAACCGCAATCTCTGCTCCGTATTTTTTATGTATCTCTTTAAGTTCTTTATTTATGATTTTAAATTTTAAAGAGATTTCTTTAGTTTCTTTAAAATTAATTTTACCGCATGCAACCATTGATATACCGGCAGCAGTGTGATCAAAAATAACCCAAGCCAAAGAGTTTGATGACGGGTCCATTGATAGAACACGCTTTACCTTTATCGCGCTTACTATTTTGCCAACGCTCATAAATTTCTTTTAGCAGACGATTCTTCCCAGCCCCAAGAGATTAATCTATCTGCAAATCTTTTTTGCTTACATAGCTCGCAAATGCTTTCTTTATTGTAAGTAGATAATATGGTGCTACAATTTTTGGCAGCACAAATTCTTTTTTTATTTTTGTTTTTCTTTTTTTCGTAATAATTATTTAATAAATTTTTATTGGTAACTATTCTTCTACATTCTTGAGAACAGTAAATAGCGTTGTAAACCTTTGCTTCAAATTTTTTTTTACATTCTGTATTAGAACATATCTTCTTTTCGTACTTTTTCACTATTAGACCAACATAATTCAACCAAATCGCAAGAATTACAGTTAGCTGATGTTCTCTTGTATGGTTGTTCAGGTATATTACCATTGATATAATCATGATAAATCCTGGTATATTTTTTAAATAATTTTTCAATAAACTTAGGATCTTTTTCTATATAAATAGGCAAGATTTCTTGGTTATTTTTATTTTCATAAATAACATAACCAGAATCTAAGTTTAAGCATTCCATGTAAATTTGGGCTTGTCGGTAATGTTCGTCTTTGGGTTTGTTATGTAGTTGACGGTAATGAAAACCTTCTGAGCTAATTGATTTTAACTCAATCAGTTTATTTCCATCCCAATCTATAATACCATCTGCTGTGCCTTCAATTGGTGGAGAATCATATTTTACTGGGATTTCTTCTTCTACAAGCACCCCCATTTCTCTAAAATAACTATAAAGACGGTCATGGACTGCATGTCCGTTATCAAATATCCGATAGGTCTGAGGAGAAAAAGATGTTGTAACATCAACACCGGTAAACAAATAATACCAATATCTAGCGCACTGATTTGTATAACTTGGATGAAAACCTTGTACTTGTTTAAATTTAGAAACATTTCTTAAAGCTAAATGGTTATCAATTTCCTCTACTATGCTTTTACGAAGTTGAACCGGAGTCTCGCTAACCTCTGACTTAGGGGCTCTTAACTGTTTTAAAGATTTCACTAGATTACCTTTGCTGCTAATTTGAGTGTGTTTATATTCTCTGCTAACGCTTCATACATGGTCTTCCATATATCATTAACAAACTTATCTTGATCACCCATAACAGCAGATTTTCTCTTGAATACTTGTGATTTTACAATCATCAAAGTTCTATATCCGGCAAGAAGATTGGCTGACTTTATAGCCTGCATTCCTACATAGTGTTCTGGGTTTTGGACAATATCTTCTACAATGCGCAGACATTCCAAAAACTCGTCTGCTTTATCTCCCATCATTGTCGTAATGATTTCTTTACTTACAATAATATCTGCCATTACATATCCTTTCTTAAATCTTCTGTCTTAACAACTGCTTGTTTAATACATGGTTTTTGGATACCAACAAGATATTTATAAAGATAAATACCAAAATAATATCCATCATCCCAATTGTAACTAACACCAAAAGCTCTCCAATGAGATAGTTTATCACAAAAAAAACGATATTTACCTTTAAACATTTTTAATTTTTTCTCCAACCCATTTAGCAACAGGTGATGCAACAGCGTTACCACACATCTTGTATCTATTTGTATCCGCAATAACTTTTCCAGCGTCATCATATTTTGTGTGATCATCAGGAAAGCCCATCAATCTTTCGCACTCAAGAGGAGTTAATCTTCTTAAGACTAATTCATTAGTCACAACCCCATGTTGAGATTTTGTATCTAATGTATAAGATGGTTGATTTATTTCACCAAAACCTTTTCCGATTGGCCCTGCTTCATCTTTTCTGTTAATCACCGTTCCTTGTATTGGGATAGCAATATGATCTGCGGAATCAATACCAACTCTAAGAGTTCTGTAAATATCTTCAGAGACAGCGTTATTATATCCATCATAAGCAAGCACCGGATTATCTACCCCGACAAGAGGAACTTGTCCCCCTCCAGTCCCCATCCTGTGTTTGAGGGTAGGCACAATGCCATCATCGTAAATACGAATATCATCAACTCTTGTGCCATCAACAACTATTACATTTTGCTTATCTGTAGGGACTGCTACGCCGATTCCATTTTGACCATACAAGCATTGAGAGACACCATATGAATGAACAGGGTCTTGTTTTAAATGGAAAGATATAGGTTCACAAATAACATTTCTCTCTGGTCGCTTGTAATCAGTCGCAGCAAGAGTTACTCCTCCTTCTGTCCACTTGGCAAATCCTGACTGTCCATAGAGGATAGGTTTATCAATGTCTGTCTCAGTGGTTCTGGCAGAATGTTTCCTTTTTTTTCTGCTCTTCTTAATATCCCCTGTGCTGTCTTTTGGGACAGATAGTATTTTTTCGGGACATCTGGAAGCGGTTCCAGAATCGTAGCAAGCAAGCAAGAAGATTCTTCTTCTGCGCTGGGCGACTCCGAACCATTGTGCATCCAAGATGTGCCATTCAAGGACCAATGCCCCGATGTTTGCCATTTCGTCAAGGACTTTTGCGAAGTCGTTTCCTTTATTACTTGTGAGGGCTCCTGGGACATTTTCCCAGATTGACCACTTTGGAAATTCATTTCTAGTTGCATCTCTCATCTCCTTTATAACTCTAATTGCTTCGTGAAATAAACCTGATCTTGCACCATCCAAACCCTGCCCTTTGCCTGCCACGGATAAATCCTGACAAGGTGAGCCGAAGATAATGCAATCTACTGGTTTAAGCTTAGCGCCATCAACATCCCTAATATCTAAATATTTTGGGACATCAGGCCAATGTCTCCTGAGAACAGATTGACAGTGTTTATTCCATTCTACTTGCCAATTACATTCCCACCCCGCACTTTCCATTCCTAAATCAAATCCACCGACACCCGCAAAGAGCGAACCAAATGTATTACTCATAATCTGTCCCTTCCACTAATTCTCTGAACACATCCCAGTCTATGATAGCAACCTTAGATTCTGAATCCTCTCCTAAAACAACAGAAATGCATGGATATTTATAATTGGAATTCCAAGCATCTTTTCTCATTTTCTTCCAATTTTTGAGATTTAAAGTAAAACTTTTTCCGTTATGCTTATAATCAACTAAAAATTTATTAAGAGAAGCATCGCCTTTTTTGATACCACGACCAGAATTTTTAACTGCTTTAGCTCTATCTCTTTTTATTTCTTCTTTTTCTGTTCGCTTCATCCCTTGATCGCTTTTTCCAACTCCGCGATTTCTTTATTGGAGAGTTCAATACTTGATAAACCATTCCACTTACTTTCTTTATAAGTGTACCAAGCGCCTTTGCGTTGAATAATATCCATATCAATTGCAATGTCAATCAATTCTCTCTTTGTATCAATTTGACCAAGTTGAGGGAGAACATAATAATATCCTGTGCTGCCAATAGTAGGACATTGTTTAGTCTTCTCTACAGTCCAAGTTGCTTTTTGACTTGTAATCATATTATTTTCCTCTCGTTCCATTTCGCCTTTAGACATGGACAAGAATAATTTAATAATATTAGACATATTGTGATGGACAGTATTACCCATCTTGGCCTTAGTGATGGCATACATACCGCTAAGATCAACAGTTTGGTGAGCAACAAATAACATAAGATTGCGTTCTTTGTGCAAATAATTCACTAGCTTTTGTAAAAAATAACCTTGCGATCTAGCAGATAAACCCATGGCTTTACCACTCTCTGGCTTATCATAAAATTCTTCTTTAACAATATTAGACAAAGAGTCAAACAGAAAAATATGTTTTTCTTTATCATCAGTTAAATACCCAATAATATTTTTCATGATGTCCTCAACAACTGTTGATTGAACAATCACAACATCTTCAATATCAATACCGCATTTCTTTGCGTATTCATCATTGTAAGATGATTCAGAATCAACAATTACTGGGCGATAGCCCATCTTTTGAGCTTCTGCAATGATTCTAAAACACATTGTTGTTTTACCAACAGATGGCGTTCCCCAAAATAAATGAGTTGCCCCGGAATTTAAACCGCCATTAAGGGCTCTGTTCAAACCAACACTTGGAGTCGGAATGATTTCGTGAACAGGCATAATATCGCCTTTTCGTTTATCTACAATTAACATTTAATCTCCTATTCGTTTAGAACTATAATAACATATCCGTGAAGCATGATTAGCCAAACTGATTATAAATTTGTTAACCATTTTTGAACTTTTTCTGCATCATGCCTAAAATCAACACATCTGACAAAAGATTCTCTAGCGGCTAAAGACATAGATTGCAATTTGGCTTTATCTAAAATTATTTCTTTTATCTTTAGAGCTGCCTCCTCTATACTCATTGTATCCAGATCAATACAGTTATTAGGATTAAATAATTCTTCGCCAAGACTATTCTTGTAATAAGAACTACGAATTATTGTTGGCTTACCGCAAGCATAAGCATTATACAAAACATGACCATAACCATCTCCACCGTATTTAACATGGAAAATAAAATCATTTTTTTGCATTGATTTTGCTAAATCTTTTGGCCCAGCAAAATTACCATCACGACATTGACCGCCATAGCTTGATAATTGAATATTATCTTTTTGCAATATTTTTTCTAATCCAATAAAATCATCCCATCCATGTGTTGACTGAAGTATATTAATATAACTACTTATTTTGTTAAAACCAACATTATCAATTGGTTTAAAAATATTCATATCAAACTCTTGATGATAATAAACAACATTAAGCCCTTGCCAGCCTTGGTCTTTAATAGATGCTAAAACATTACTGCCATCTTCTGGTTTAGACCAATTATTGCCAATGTGAATAATAAGTTTTGCTTTGGGTTGATATTTATCAATTAATTTTTTATAAATCTCAACATGTTGTGGGATGGAAGCAATAATAAAATCAAATTTTTTTTCTTTAAAAACATCTAAAGTAATAGCTTTGTGAGTTGAATCATATCCGGGGTCATAAACATAATAAGAATCATTCTCAATATTATTTACCTTATTTA